CCCATCCTGACAGACAATTCATACAGGTATCCAATTAAACCGCCTATGTTCTCGCCGCTGCCGGTGACATTTGCGGATGATGATAACCCGGTAATGCGCCCGATCCACCAATCAAACACCGCGTAGTTGCTTATATTTTCCGCTTGCTTGTGCCCCGCAAACTCGGATCCTTGCGCCATACCAAAGATGCCGCCTACATTGTTTCTACCGGTTGCTGTCCCGGCTGTGGTGCAGGTGCTGATAATCGTGCCTACTGCCGGGTCACCGGCAATTGCATCGCCGGTACTACCCAGGGTGGTACCAATATAGCCCGCAATCACCCCAACGTAGTCCTGACCGGTTACGTCTGCGTTAATAATTTTTATGTTTTTTAGGTTAGGTATTTTAGCCGCATTGTTAAACTGGCAATACCCAAACAGCCCGATATAATCGGTCGTACTACGGTCTATAGTTAGATTGCTGATAGTGTAGTCGTTCCCATCCAGAGTGCCGGTGAACGGTGCAGCTTGTGTGCCGATCGGCTCCCAGTTGGCTATACTGGATAGGTCAATATCTGCAGTTAATATGTAATCAGCTGCAAGGCTGAGCCTGATGTCATTTAGTCCTGATGCGGTTGATATTTCAATCGCGGCCATTTATCCTCACCTCGCAACTTCAAGTAATTTCGTAGCCTCGGGCTGGGTTGCCGGGTCCACGCCGTCCCATTGTATGATGTAAGCTGTGTCATGTGTTGTAGTGCGCTCCAACCAGGCTATGTACGGGCTGCCTACTGTAACGCCGTCAGTTAGTCCGTACGCCTCTAACCCACCAAACAGGTAGCTGAGGAATATTGAGACGTCCTCTTCCTCGTCAAATTCCATTTCATCATCTAATTCCAGTTCATCATCGACTAAATCTTCATCATCAAAAGCTATTTCAAAAGGCAAATAAAAGCTAATAGCTATATCTCGCACCCTTGCATTTGTGCCAATAGGTGCCAAAGTAAATGCCCTACTCGGCGTGGCAAAGTCCATGCCCCCCGAGTAGGTGTAAACTTTGATAACGGCCTCATAGTTGATCGCCTGGGCCAGCCAGATAGCATCGGGTGCCGAATTAACATCACTTATCTGCGCCGCCAGGTCAATTTTCCCTAGCACTTCTCCTTCAGCGACAGTAAATATATCCAGGTCGGTAATCGCTTTGATTATCGTCGCCAGCATCTTAGGGTCGGCATTGCCGTAAATAGTCTGGTTCAGCATCTGGATCCGGGTCAACAGTTCTGCAGAAATAGGTCTCATGTGATGTCACCCTCCTCTGATACCAGCAGAGTGATAGAGGTCTGATAAATGTCCCGTGCTTTCCGTTTCCACTTCAGCTGCGCTTCCAGTATGCCCACATAATATTTAGTTCTGGTTTCGAGGCGGAGGGGTTCCCCGGTACTTTCTGCTTTGTTGAGCAGCTCCCGCCCAGCTGGTTGTGCCAGTAGTTCGGCGGTAACTATCCTTGCGCCAGTGCCAATGGTCTGGACATGGTGAGCGCCGGAGAGCAGCTGCTTTACTACTTTTACGGTTTTATAACTGGGTACTATTTCCCCCACCAGGTTAGTGATGATGTCTCCTGTGCTGTTAGTCAGAGCTACCACTACCGCCTCACCTCCAGTGCGAATCGGTCCATAAACTGGTCCCAAATAGCATCAACAGCAGCAACCAAATCTCCCTCGCTGTTTATGCCTTCAAATGTAACTTTCCCGGATATTTCAAGCTCTTTTTTTTCCTTCTCCCTTACCTGGTCAGCTGTCAGCAGGTCTTTTTCTTTGTTCAACTTTTTGATAGGCTCTATATCGATACCCCATTTTTGGCCGCCGTACTCGGGCACCCAGTCTGGTATTTCTATCTGGATTTTATTGAGCGCCCCGATAATCTTATTTACCAGTCCGATAATGACATTAACAAAATCGTATATAAAACCCACTATGCCACCCCAAATATTGAGCAGGCCTTCTTTAAACGCATTCCACTTATCCAGCATCCAATCCACTAGATAAAATGTTGCGGTTAAGAGCATCTTTATACTGCGTTCAAAGATTCCAAATATTCCGCCCCAGAGCTTTTCCCAGATTCCGAAAACTGTATCCTTCAGGAAGGTGAATACCCCGACTATTTTATCCTTGAACCCTGTAAACATATTTTTTACAAAGTCCAATCGTTTCTGCCAGGTTTCTATGAATTTCTCATACTGCTCTGTTACGTATTCAACGATTTTGGCCCACTTCTCTTTGAGCCAGGCTACAGTTTTCTGGACTACTTCTACGACTAATTGTCCGAAGGCTTTGAAAATTACCATAATCTCATCAAAGTATTTTATGAGCAGGACTATCGCAGCTATTACTACTGCTATAATGGCCACTACTGCCCATATGGGAACCCCTAACGCTGCGGCTGCAGCCGCTAGCACGGGCAGTATCACACTGGCCAGGGTGCTGAGTAAGCCGGATAAAAATGTCACGGCTGTGGAAATAAAACCAAACATCTTTGCTAAGCCCGGCCCTGCCATGACCAGTGCCCCTATACCTTGCAGGAGCGGGCCCAATAAAGCCGCTATACCAACCAGGGCCAATATCGCCACCTGTACCCCCTGGGGTAGGTTTTTAAAAGTTTCCCCTAACCTTTCTATCGCTGGAGTAACGTCGTCTGTTATTTTTGCGACTAACTCATTAAGTGTCTCAAACATCACGGACGATATAGGCTCCATTGCCAGGAATATCTGATTCTTTAACTTCGCCAGGCCCTCTGCCCAGTCGTCGGTCGCCTTAGTTGCGCTATTTATAGTTTCCTCTGAGTTAGTAAGTTCCTCCACCAGTGCTTGAAATTCCATCTTCCCTTCGCGTATCGCACTGGCCAGAGCAGGGCCAGCTTTTGCCCCGAAGGTTTCAATCGCGAGTTCCGTGGCGGCCAGGTCGCTGGGTGCGTTCTTGATTTCATCGAATAGCTTCTGGAGTGCCTCATTCGCATCGGTTACACCAGCTTTAGCCATGTTTACAAGGGCCTTATTTAAGCCTGTCATGGCCTGTTCGACCTCGACGCCAGCCTTATCAAAGAAGCCCATCAATGCCGCGCTCTCCTGGAAGTCGAACCCCATCTGTTTGAGCGCAGGTGAGAATTTAACCATGTTGGATAGCAGCCGGTCAGTAGCTATGCCGGTAGATTGGCTTACCTTAAAGACATAATCCAGAGCATCACCGTACTCTATGACGGGTACATTAAACGCCTGAAATGCCTGGCTTACTTCTTCGATGGTTTTGCCCAGATCGGCCTCAGTAATCCTTGCTAAATTTAGTGTCTGGACTGACAGGTCCTGGAGGGCCTCCCCGGATATGCCCAGGCGGGTATTGTAGTCAGCAATGGCTGTTGATACTTCGTCGAAATTGGAGGGCACCTGCTTGGCTACTGCCCGAAAATCATCGTTCAGTGCTTCCAGGGCTTTCCCCGTCGCACCGGTACCTATACGGATTTTATCGAAGGCGTCGTCGAACTGCACTCCAAGTGCCGTTATTCCAGCACCAGCGGCCGCCAGTGGGACGGTGACATACTTGGTCATGGTATCCCCGACAGATTTCATCTTTTCGCCGGCTGCCTGCATCTTTTCACCCAGGGTTTTAGACGCCTCCGACGTGCTTTTTAATTGCTTTTCAAAACCGGCCAGTTCCTGCTCGGCCTTCACTACTTCACGCTGGAAGGCGCGATATTGCTCTTCGTTGATTTCGCCTTTGCGGAACTGCTCATTAACTTGTTCCTGGGCAGTCTTGAGTCGGTCCAGCTTCTCTTTACTGTTTTCTACGGCCTCAGCCAGGAGTTTTTGCTTTTGTGCCAGTAGCTCAGTGTTTTTAGGATCCAGTTTGAGCAGCTTTTCGACTTGCTTTAGTTCGCTCTGTATATCTCGGGACTTTTTGTTTACGTCCTCTAAAGCTTTATTCAGCTTCTGAGTATCGCCGCCTATCTCGATTGTTATGCCCTTAATATTTCCAGCCATCTATTCTCACCACCTGTCAAAATCAGCTTGATTTGCCTGTCTCACTTCAGTTTCTTCATCGTTTCCGGTATAAATCCGCACGAATTTAATCAGGTCCCGCACTCGAAACATATTCATCTCATCAAAACTGAGTCCCATCTTTTTGCCTACCACCAACAGATCCAGGTCAAGGCGCTCGGGTGGTTCTGCCTCTGTATCTGTCGGTTCTCCGCTCCCGCTACTTTCTACCTCCACGAAAAAAGCCGTCAGTTGCTTCCTCCACTACAGCAGTCATTAGTCCCGGGTCCGTAAAATCAAAGCTATCCAGGGTTGACAGCCAGGTCTCGAAACTCGGGAATGTCTTGGGGTCGTCGGCTTTAGCCATCGCCCAGATAAGCTGTAAAAACTTCAAAGCGTCAAATTGGCTCGGGTCGTTGGCCATATTTTGCATTGACATCAAATCGCCCACCAAATCAACACTAAATTCCTGTTTATAAAAGAGTAGGGCCAGGGGAGTAGCCCTGACCCTTATTATTTTTTCCCCTATCGTTATTTCGCGCATAGGTTAATCCCCCACTTTCAGGGTCACGCTGACCGCGTTGCCCTGGGCAAATTCAATCAGTATCGTGTGGTCACCATTGGTCAGGGTGTCAATATAGGCATTCTTCAAGGTTACGTCTACGCCAGTAATATCCAAGTTTACAAAACCTATCGGCGCGCCGTCCATGTAGACGCTCTTAACCGCATTAGTGGAGCTGGATGACGTTACGTTAACCAGCACATCGTCTGCCCCCGCCTTACTAAAGTCTGTCGGGTCAGCTGCTGTGTTGGTCACTGCGTCCTTCAGATAGACTGTGCTGAAGAATGTGTCATAGCCAGTGTTGCCCTGCAGCACTTTCGCTCTTACATTACTAGTATCGACTGCCGGTCTGGCCTCGATTTCCAGCGTCTCAGACTTCGGTTCCTTGGTGTTGGATCTGGTAGTACCCTCAATATTAGGCCGGTTTGCCAGCACATTATATAGGACGTGACGAGTCTTTTTGGCGTCCCCATCAAACTCGAACATAAGCGCGAACCGTTTCACGGTAGCGTTGGCGTTCTCAATGATCGCGCCGTGGCCATCAATGGTATCCCCCAGCACGGCAGTTCGGAAGCTATCAGGCACGAGTGCCATCTCCAGGCTGCCGTCATATCCATTGTTGACATTCTCCGCAAAGTAATCTTCCATGTCATCGGCTGCAAATTTTACTTTTTCCCCCACCGGCGACAGCGACAGATTAACAGCACCCGGAATATGCACCGGGGTGGCGTAGCTGGGCACATTGTTAGTCAAGGTAATTACGCTGTAATAGACATTTTTTAGTCCATATTTCACTTTGTTGGACATTTCTCAATCCTCCTCAAATTTCGTAAAGGACCTGGTACAGGCCCTCAGAATCAATGTAAGTCTCGGTTTTCTCCCAGTAGATATCGTTAGCATCAAAAAGGCCCTCGATTAGCGCTTCTGATGTCGGGTCCTTGGTTTTGGAATATAGTTCTACCTGGTAGTTTTTTATTGCCTCGTGTACCTTGTTATCAGCTCCGAAGTTACTGGAATGACTGAACAGGTACACAATATACGGCGGGCTAGGCGGCGATGTAAAATGATGATACGCCACCGGCAGCCCGGTTGTTTTGAGTAGCTGAAACAGTGTCGCCTCATCCACGTTTGATCGCCTCCTCAACCTCGGCCATGAATTCCTGTATGACCATTTCCTCGGCTGGTCGGATATGCGGCTTACCTTCAACCCGGCCGCCACCTGCCTTGGCGTGACCGTGTTCAAGCAGGTGCGTCAGCCGGTAATGCGGGGCCTTAGCATGAATAATGCGCAAATCCGGCTGGCCGATTGCTTTTTCTGTGGTCATGGTCCAGGACTTGGCATACTTGCCATGCCTTTTCGGTGAGGTTTGCTTTAGCTGCTTAACTGCGGCTTTTCCAACTTTCTCGCTTGATACGTTGACATTCTCGATCACGCCCTGAGAATATTCGGCAAGGCCCCTGGCAATTTCGGCGGCCAGCTGGTCGATGTCGATATTAGTCATACTACCACCCCACAAACGCAGCGAGCAGGGCCGCTTGGTATGCTGCTCTATCTTCCGCTGTCATGGTTACGTTTTCGTCAGCCAGGATA